TCACATAGAAATCGTCTTCTTTCTTCTGGTTATCGCCCACAACCCCCAAGACAAAACCGTCCTCGCATTGGTTGGGCAAGTCTGTAAACGATTTAGCGTTCTTTCTGAATGCTTTAAGGTTCACACCTCCATCGTCATCTGTAACTCTAATTGTGTAGTTATCCCTGTCAGCCTTTAAAACAAAGTAAGGTAAATCAGCAGTGCTGCTTGGGTATACGTTAGTGACAACGTTAGAAGAGTGGTTTTCGATGGTTCTAAGACTATCAATTACAGCACTAGTTTTAAGAGCATCATTGTTAATTTCTTGGTCATCACCGTTTGAGCCAGCGGTAACGTCAGTTATTTGTTTTGGTGTGGTGTAAGACGAACTAGCAATATTAGTCCCAGTTGACCCAACCAATTGACACGTATACTTTCTACCGTAGTTTACACTCTTAAGATAAATCAAAGATTTTGTAGTATCGTGAGCTAACCACCCTCTTTCAGAAGTGTTGTATTGAGAATAACCACTTGTGTGCTGTCCAACATTTCTTTTTTTATTCACAATAAAGGTAGCATCAGCAACAGAAGTTGCAGTCACTTCTTTGTAGTGTTTGGGGTTGGTTGTAGGAACCATGTTACTAGTATTAGCATAATTAGGTATATAATAAGTGTTATCCAGATTATGTGAAATCCAATTACCGTTCGCATCCCAGCTGCCTACATAAGACTCATAACGAAGTGAACCCGCTTGGTCGTAGACTAAAACTTTACTTCTTGGTTGAATATTACGGTTATATAAAGGTTTACACGCAGTTATAACAACCAAGTACACCTCATCATCACTACGCTTATATGTATGAAAAAGTGCAGTTTTTAGGAAAGGTATGTCGTAGTGCGCTCTTGTGCTTACGTTAGCGGTGTTGGCTGCCGTATCAACAAGAGTGCCACCCTGAGTTAAAGTATACAATTCGTCAATATTACCTAGCGGGTCAATACATTTTAACTTTTTTAAAAACTTTGTAGGTGGGCGTTTCTTAAGACCATCAACCACATCTGAGAAACCGTTTTCCTGTACTTCTGCCTGACTCTCTAATCGTAGAGCTGCGGGTTGTTGACTAACCCCGTTGATGAGGTTGGGTATGCTTTTAGAAACTAAAGCCATTTAGATCACCTTGTGTCCGATTGAACGATCAAGAACACTATACGTGCCGCCATCGTCAAATATGTTATAGTCCCCGTTCTCGCTTTCCATTTCTTTCAAAGCGAATAGGGCTTGTTGCTCATCAGCTCTGTTCATGGCTGAGAGGTTATCGCTACCGACTACTCTTTCTTGGAATAATCGTGCAGCTTTAATTGTGATGTATCGTCTTGCTACTTCTGGTATCAATGTGAAGTCTAGCATATAGACAATATCTAGTTTTAAATCTTTGTTGATATTGTATGTGTGTTGTACTTTGTCGTACATAAACTGACCACGTTGTACGTATTCGTTTTTGTTGCTTCTGTACTTTGTCTCTGAATGGGCTAGGTCAGCTCGCAAGGTATTTTCGGCTAGTTCCACTTTACCATTTAAATCTTTACCTACTACTACATCTGGCTCACTGTTGAAGTTCCAGCCAAATGACTGAACATCTCTTGAAACTTCATTGAGTACAGTCTCAGCCGTTTCAGCATCAACTAAACCAGAGTCTAAGCTGTTGACTGGTGCTTCGCCAATGGTCGAGAGCATAGAGTTTACAGCCTGAAGCTGTGTTGTTGGAGTTGTCATATTTACCTCAATGAAAAAATAAAGAGAAACACCCCCGAAGGGGTGCTCTCATAAAACGTTACTATACTAGTGAGATAGCAGCTTTACCACGTAGAACGTTATGTCCCATCGCGTATTTAGCAACCATCAAAGTACCTTGACGTTCGATCTGATATTCAGACTCAACACCTAGGTCTAGTAGCTTAACAGTAGCCGCAGCGTCTTTAGTGAATAGCAAGCCTTTAACAGCAGCAGCTGGATTGTAATCAGCACGACCTGAACCACCGTCAGCAGCAGCAATCGGAGATGGAGTTTCAGCAGTTGTACCAGCTGGTAGATGGTTAGACATATAAATCTTAACACCGCCTACAGTTGGGACGTTACCGCCAGCAATACTACCGTTACCACCGAAGTCTCGGTCAATAGCGTTAGAGTTTGTACCCATCAATGCGTAGTACGTAGCTGGGTTAAGTACACAATACTTCTCACCAGTTACATCAGCACCATCAAACTGCTCAAGACCAGCAATGATTGCGTTAACAACTTCCTGACCAGCAGTAGTATTAGCATCAGAATCAGCTACAGTAATAGAACCAGCACCACCAGTCCAGTAACCAGCTAAGTCACCACCAGAAGTGGCGGCAGAAGCTTGTTGGATTGTGGTAAAGATGTTCTTATCGGCAGCATTAGCTAGAGCGTTACCCATTTCTGATGAGTAGATAGAACGCACATCATAGTGGTTCATTGCTTCATCAATCTTAGGAACAAACACTGAGCTGACCAATAGATCATCTACAGTTACTGTTACTTCGCTGTGATTTACGCTGTCACCATAAATGGTTTCACCAGCTTTCTGGTATGCAGCAGTTGCTGTACCAACGCTAGGGAATTGCGCTGACTTACCGTTAGAAATAGTGCGAGTTCTGTGAAGAGGCATAGCGATGTTCTTTTCTTCAAACGAAGTTAGAACTTCACCAGCAAATTGTTTTAGAAATAGGTTGCGAGCGTCATCTGCTACACCTACTTTTGAGCCGAGGCGTGATACCCCAGTTAAATCAGTATTTCCTGACCATGACATAATGTTTTACCTTTTGTTAAATGTTTAAATGAATGTTTAATGTTTAGTCACTTAACACTTAATCTTTCCGCTTAGATTGTCCCCGCAGGGGTCAAAGGTAATTAATCGTTGTGTTTCGTTCCTGTTAAAAAAGCCCTCCGAAGAGGGCATAAAGAGACTATTGTACGTTGCTACGCTCTAACTTAGAGGTAACAGACTGACGGTATGCTGGATCACTCTTGTATCGAGGGTCTCTCATAGCTTGAGTCACTTCTGACCAAGAGCCATAAGTACCGCCTGAAGAGGGCGCAGATTGTCCAGACAATAATGCTGGGTCAGTCCCTTCGGCAGCTTGATACTTTGAGCGTAATCCTTCTACAGCCAGCTTAACCATATCAATATCTCCTGAGTCTACTGCTCGATCATAGGCGGCAATCTCAGGTTGACTGAGGTTTTCGCTTGCCCATGTTGTCATCTCGCCATAAGACTCTTCTCCTCCAACTATGTTGTGGACGGAGCTTTGGTAATCGCTGTTTAGAGACTCTTGTCCTGCTATCCAACTGTCTACCAAATTCTGGGGGAAACCAGCAGCAGCTAACTTATTGTAAGCATCCTCTGATAATCCACCTTGATTATACTCTTCTTGTAGTGCATTGAAATCAACACCAGCTTTCTCTACTGCTTGTTGCACCTCACTACCAGAAGGTTGTTCTTCTGTTGTTTCTTCGGGAGCAGCTTCAGGCTCTTCTGCGTCATTTGCAGTTTGCCCTTCTCCCATTTTTTTCTCCAAATTTGAATAGGCACTTGCCATATCTTCTGGAGTCTTAAATTTTTCTGGCAACCAGTCAGGACGTTCCTCTTTATTAGGATCGTTGTTCGCCTCTAACTGCTCACCTTTGGCAATCATAGCATCTACGTGCTCTTGTGATTCGCCTTGTTCTTCATGTGTGTTTATGTTGTCTGTCATAATAGTCTCTTTTGGTTTATTTGTTTGCTGTAACAATGTTATTAACACTAGCAGCTTTTATAGGTTCAGGGTCTTTTCTATCTACCTTTGTTTTATCAGCTTTTTGTCCCACATCGTTTTGAGCTTGAGCAGGAGGGTTAGCTTTTAAATAACTTATTGTTGCATCCATAAGTTCACTCATCTACCCCTCCTCGTTCATCGCCTGTTGTTGCATCTGATCAGACATACCTTTGATAGCAGGGCTTACACCCTTCTCTGCCATTTGCATCATCTGTTGTTGCTGCATCATCTCTTGTTGTTGTTGAGCTTCCTGTTGCTTCTGCTCATCAGATTTAACAAGACCCTGTGTATCAATACCAAGGGATGCACCGAGACGATCTAAGTAGTCACCAATGTTTAACTCACTGGCAATTACTTCATTACCTAGTGGCTGCAGCATCTGTAAGAACTGACTCAGCTTGTTTAAGTCTTGACCGCGACCAAGAGCTTCTAGACCTGTAACGATCTGTGGCTTGAGTGTGTCTTTAGGGAACTTAGGCATCTTACCTTCCTTCTGCATCTTACTAAGAAGGAGGTTGACCAGAGGAACTTGAAACTCTTGTGATAGTACAGAGTAGATACCGCCAAGAGCTGTCTCTAGCTCCTGTGCCATGTACCGCACTTCTTCTGCTGTTACTCTCTCAGCTTGTCGTTGAACAGAACTGTTAAGTAAGAAAGCAAAGGATAAGCGTTCTGTAATCTTCTGCATTGTTTCTTGTGCTACTCTAAAGTCATTAAACTTGTTAGCTTGTAAAGTAGTTACATCATTAGCATCACCAGAAATAATACCACCGTTGGGTGCATCAGCAATACTTCTCATTTTAGTCGTACCATTTGGACGTACTAAGAATAATAGTTTAGAGCTGGCAGCACTGCCTTCGACAATAGCTTTGGTTAATGCTTCTAGAGATTTTAAATCACCTACAATTTCTTCACAGAAAGAACGTCCGTAGTTGTTACCGTCCACCGCAATGAAACGTAACGCCATCCAAGGAAGCTTGTCTTCAGTGTACGAACCTTTAGTGCTAGGGATAATAATATCATGCACTTCTTGGTGTACTTCAAACTTCTTACCCACACGCTTAACGCAAGTGTAGATGTCACATTCTTTCTTATTAGTATCTACTTGGTACTCAGGGTTCTCCATCAAAGCCTCTAGGACTTCTTTAGGTAACGCGTCATACGCTATAGATTCTTTAACTATAATTTTTAGGATGTTGCCCATCGTGTCACGTTGTATGACATAACGGTCTAATCGAAATACTTTCATCCCGCTTTTTGGTGGCATATGTACTAAGACATTACCGCTAACGATAAGCTGTTTTAGTGCTTCAAAAGTAGGAACACGTATCGCTTTTGATTCTACTTCTTGTGTCGCGCTTCGTTCTATACGAGCAAGTGCTTCCTCTGCTTTACCTCGTGCGTCCCCACCTAGTTCCGTAAGATCAAAATCATCGATAGTTAATCGGAAGAAAGATTGGTTAGGGGGTAGCAGTGTCATTAGCAGTTTAGAGGCTAGGTTGTTAACACCCCTAGCACCTACTGATTGGTAAGGGGTTACATACTGAGTGCTCCCTGTATGTCCTTCAGGAGGCATTAGTGTCGGTATAGTTAACTCAGCACAATTACGTGCTCTTGATAAGAACGAATCACGATCTGATGCCATTTGTTCATACGTCTTGGCTATAGATGAATCGTGCATTGTTAATTCCTATTAATATTTAATTTTAGTTTGTTTTGGCTTTTTAGAGGTAGTGTTCGTATTTGATGTTGAAGATGTAGGTTCCATTCTTTCTTTAACTCTGTCATATTCCGCATAACCTTTTTTACCTACGAAGCTTGTTTCAGCCATTTTCCTACGAATTTTCGGGTCACCAATCATACCCGCAGGGCTACACACTTTTACTACCTATGCTCAAACCAGCTCCTGCTGCTGATCCTGCAACCTGTGTACCTGAAGACCCTCTACCAAGAACACCTCTAGCCCCTCTCTTTTTCTTTTTCAGGGCGGTGGCGTTACTGTCTACTGCGTCTTCTAACTCTGCTGGAGCCTTCTCTGGTGGTGGTGGAGCTGCTACTGTCGGTGCGGGGGCTGCTGCTTTTGGTGATGACATACACATAATTTAAATCTCTTCTGGTTGATCGTCCTCGTATAGAAACTCCATACGTTTTATGACGGTTTGTTGTCCTTGTAAAAAAGCTATATCACTTTCTGATACGCCTCTTCGGTTTGGTAAAGTATCTGGGAATAAACCCTTAAGATACTTAATTAATTCTATAGTTATAAAGGGTTTTTTATTCATTTGTGGTTCTCCTATGGGGCATGACCTTTCAGCCCAGTAGTGGCGGGAGGTGTAGCCAGACGTTAGCAATGATGTGGAGGCACGTTA